TTAAATTTTCGGTAATAGTAACAATATCTCTTGTCATAGCAAACTTAACTTCTTTCATTAAGTTCTCAATAACTATGTCTCTAGGGTCTTTTTCCATGTGCCTCACGCGGGGGGATAGCGTCCGAAATGTCCCAAACGCTTTAATCTCAGTTATAACTTAGATTTGCGATGGGACAAGTAGGGTGGGACAAACTATTTATTTAGCAAGTGTCCCATCATCAACGCTAGTGGGACAGGTTTTTGGTGTCCCATCAGTGTGTCCCGACCCAGTTGTATTACTATCACTATCATTTAGTGTAGGTGGGACAGTATCCACGGCCTCCCCCCGTGCGAGGATAGCTCTATATTTCTTTCCTTCTTTATTTTCTTCTATAAATTCTATAAGACCTCTCTTCTCTAATCTTTGGAGCGATTTTCTTATAGTTCCAGTTTTACCACCAATCAAAGGATCATATAAAAGATCATATTTGGAACGAGTTTCGGGGTGAACTGATCTCATTCTTTGTAAAATTTTATCTGTGATATTAGCTGGTGTATTATCGTTAGAAGCAATTTCTGGTGTGAAGTCAGATATACTGTAAGTAAGATCATCTTCCATCTTCATAATCAAGGAAAGACCTGATCTACCGATACGAGATTTTTCAACTTCTATAATTCGAGCGTTACTACCAACTCTACCTACGAGATCATCAGTTGGTTTCTTCAAAGCCCAAGTTTCATCTACACCATCTCTGATAGCAGAAGTACCTCTAAATCCACCATTTTTATTAGCGTGATGAATAACAATTATTGAAGTTGGCTCCCATAATGAACCATTGTTTTGTGTTAACCAATAAAGAGGAGTTGCAAAATCAGATTTATTTTCATCAAAACCTTTACCTCCACTGCAACCGATAAGGGAGTCAATGATAACTAATTTTGGTTTTACAGCGTCCATCAACTTTATAAACTTTGCATAGTTTTGGAGCGACCAATCACCAAGAATATAAGTATCGGTGTCCATTGGATATTCAATATCCTCCAACTGTTCTTTAAGCTGAACCATTGACTGATCACCATTCAAAAGAAGAACTGGACCCTTCTGTACTGGCATATATTTGCCTCGAACTAGAAAAGGACTACCAGTTGCAACGTGCTTCGCAAGCGACCAAGCAGACATTGATTTACCATCTCCACCTGAACCGAAAAGCAAGACAGTAAATGGTGAAGGTAATATATCTGGTACGGTAAAGTTTCTCTCTACTTCCAAATTCATCAACGATTCTACTGTCATTATCTCAGAAGAATTTTCATATTTCATCTGATCTATCAACAGCTTTTCAATACCTTGCTGATCTCTATAACCAGCTTTTATTGATAAAGCATTTAGCTTGTAATTCATCTCAGCTGGATTATCAATATCTAATAAATTTTTAGCTTCTTTAATTAAATCCTCAAACTTTGGTACGGATAATCTTGTTTCCTGTATGAAGCGTGATTCCGCTTCTTCAACAATCTTTTTTACTGTTTCAGTAAACCTTCTTCTTTCGGGATCTTCTCTATCTGCAAGCCAAATGAGTGTGCCTAAACCAATGCCACTTGATTTTGATTTAAATGAATAGAAAACATCTTTACAGGGATTACCATTTTCCCACTCTTCTGCATAATCTGGATCTTCAGATGACCAAGATGACCATAGATGTAAACCTAAATCGTTAGGTAATACAGAATGTATAGCCATTCCGACTCGAACCCAATGATCTCTACTACCTGTACCTTTTTGAGGTATTACCGAAATACAATCTGCAATGATCTGAGCAATCTCATCTTGTGTACGATCTGTGAAGTCAATATCTTTTTTTATAATATTAGGATCTTCTTTCTCCTTCATTTCGGCTATGAGCCACTCAGGAGCGTCAGGGACGTTATGTAAATCTCCTTTTAATGTATATTCACCTTCGGGAGTGTTTGTACGCTCATGGCCAGGGTACAAGCCTTTTAATACTCCTTGTCTACCCCATAGGATTTCATAATTTCTATCACCAAGACCAAAACCTCTTAGTCCTGTCCATCTATCGCTAGGAATTTTAAAAACAAATTTAGCTGCATTCTTTTTAGTTGATGTAATCTTTGGAGCGTTTTTTAAATCTTCACCCCATAATTTTTCATATATTTTTAATTCTGCATCTATATCGAGGATTACATAACCATTTCCACGGATACCTGTCCAAAGACCGATAGCTTGAAGGTCATAGTTTTGACGCATAGCTAAAGCAGCATCTGCGGGTGTGTATTTTCTATGGTGTGAATCTTCTAAAGGTGTTTTACCTTTTGATAAAGTTCCTGATATTAATTTTGATCCTTTTTTATAAATAGGAGCACAAACAAAGTCAGCAGGCAGTGACTTTACAAATTTTAACAAACTCATGTGTTATACTAGCAAGGTAGACTGTGATTACTTCTCTTTAGGATAGTTCATTCAATAGGGAAGTTTCCACATTCTACATTCATTGACGTAAATGGAAACCCCTATTATGTTGATATTACGTCTTAATTGACGATTCACTTAAAAAGCAAAAATCATGCAACTTTTAGACACAGACCTTACACAGAATGAGGTTAAAACAGATTCAGAAGTCGGTAGTTTATTTCTGAAGCCTAATAAATTAGGTGCAACTGTAGAAAAAGAAGCCTCAACAACATTCGCACTATGCGTTGAAGAGCCTCTTCGTTATTTCAGCGTATGGGCAGTACCTCCTGGAACAGCAGCAGATGATTATATGTCTGCAAGAACATTTCAATTTACTGAAATGCCCGATGAAGATACTATCCTTACTGTTTTAGGTGGTGATTGGGAAAGACAAAGAAACAACTTTTGGGACGCAAAAGATCCAAAAAATGTAGGAAAGGAAAGACCATTCAAAAATATTGATAGAGTTTTAACTTGGCCTATATATTCTTATGACGAACAGAAAGTAATGATCTTTGCTGTAGATAAAGTAAGTATCAGAAAACAGATTCTTGAATATGCAGCAGAGGAAGGATATGAAAACCTTTCAGATTGGAATTGGAAATTAACTCAGAAAAAAGAGCAAAGAGGTGCTACCGAGTTTACAAGTTATTCTATTATTCCAAAGCCACAGACACCAAAGCATAAAGCTGAAGTTAAGAAGGCTTATGAACAGAGAATGGAAGATGGATTTTATTTAGAAAATCTACTTGTAGGTGGAAACCCACTAGAGGAGATGGCAGACTAGCAGTAGTTTGGGCAAGGTTAGTATCGACATGGGTACTTAACCTTGCTGCTCCTTTTAATGTGACCAATGCTGCGTGGTTGGAGCATTATCCAAGTACATTGAAAGCTGATATGAGTTCCCATCGAGGACGGAGAAGAACCACAAGCCCACTTTGGTAGGCTCATAGCCTTTTCCAGTAAGCAAGGACAACCTGTAAGACCCAAACTTTTCTATGAAAAAACAAGAACGAATTGAATCTGCACAAAAACGCATTTAAGAACTAAAAAAACTTATTAATTATTGGATTAAAAGAAAAAAATGAGTTACGTCTATTTTACAACTAAAGGTTATTTACCAACAGACCTTTCTAATTGGCAAAAAAAACATATTGGTATTCATCAAGAATATGGTGTGTATTTAAATGAAGATCCTGGTATTGCTGAATGTCATATTGCAGCTTATAAACGTTGTGGTGAATATAAATTAAAAGAAATGCATGAGAAACAAGGAAAACCTTATTATTATACTTGTGCAACATATCCAAATGCACCATTCATAGTTTTTAAACAAAAAAAATATGTAGATACTTTAAAACCTAGACAATCATGGTAAAAGTTAGACTTCCAAGAGAGCCATACGAAGGTCAAATTTATTATGACCCTGATAATGAGCTAATTTTTTTGTATGAAAAGGGTAGATGGATAGATGTTACTGATTTAGATATTGCCAAAACCGAGTTTTAAGGTAAAATCAATATGGGAAAGTATATCTAATGCAACTAACACTTGATGGAGTAGACAAACAGGACGCTCTTGCGGTACTAAGAAACAAGAGTTTGGAGCGTATAGATGGCGGTGCTCACAGAGTTTATAGAGATATAGAAGGTAAAGAATACCATTCAGTAACTCATATACTTAGTGAGACTAAAAACAAGAGAGATAAAGAATTTTTAAGTAAATGGTTGGCACAACCTGGAAATGAAAGTATAAGAAAACAAGCAGCGAATAGAGGTACGAAAGCTCATTCACACTGCGAATACATATTAAAAACAGCATCACAACTTATTAGGAACACCTGTAATGAACGAAACTCTTGGACAACTCTCGAAGATGGCTTGGCACGATCTCCGCAAAAAGTTACGGAATGGGCAATCAAGAAAGCAAAAAGAGGTGCACCTAAAGCGCATTGGCTTGCTGAATTACACGCCAGAGGTTTGGCAGATTGGATTGACGGAGGATCAATAACTTCCATTCATAGTATAGAATTTAGTATTTATCACCCATTAGGGTTTGCTGGTACGGCAGATTGTTTGCTTGATATTGACGGAAAGTTAACTATAACTGACTTTAAGACAACTGGTTCGTCTAAAGATAAGCCTGATAAGTATTTGGAAGATTATTTTTGCCAGCTTGGAGCATATAATATGGGATTAAAACACTTAACTGGCATTCAAGCAAAGCAAGCTGCGATAATTATTGCGAAAGAAGATGGAGCCATTCAAGAAAGAATAATGAATGAATATGAATTATTAGGTGCAATGGCAAAATTTGAAGAAAGAATGCACAAATATAATAAATTTAGGTAAAAAAAACCAGGTTTTTGAAATCCTGGAAATTTTTAGTTTAGCTGGCTTTTTTATATTCTTTATAAATTTTATTATCGTTTTTAATTTGATGATATTTAGTATCTAAATTTTGCGATTCTTTAGCATAATCGGAGAGTGTGATCTCTCCGAATAAGTAAGCATCATCTAAAGCTGCTCGTTTTTTTTGATACTCTTTATGTTTCATACAAATTTCCTCCCATGAGATTCGCTTTTCATTTCCAACATTTTTTGATTTACAACATGAGGTGGATCAGAATAAGAATTATTGTATGCTTCTAATTCTGCATCACTTGGTTCGTAATTAATTATTGAATCAAGAGAATCCAAAGCATCATATATATTATCCCAACTTGGGACGTTATATTCAGCATCACATGGAAACCTACAGATTAGCTTCTCTTGTTGAGAAGCATAATCCGATAGTTGTTTGTAAATTTGATCAAGTTTCATAATAACTCCATGCAAACTTCTATACCTTTTTTGCATAAATCTATTTGTTTCTCAGTTAAATGAGGTTCAATAGATGCTGCAATTTTTTGACACTCTAAAGATTTTTCTTCATTTGGTGCGTTGATCGCAAGAACCAAAGCATGAAGATATGCAGTTTCGTGATCGGTAATTTTCATTTTAAATAATACCCCTCTCCGTTTGTGTCATCATCTTCATCTCTTGCCCACCATTCGATTTTTACATCTTTAAATGTATCTCTAAGTTTTTTATATATAGCAATGGGTGGCGACCATGCGGTATCGAAACCAATAACAACATGACCATTGTTAATTTCAGTAATTTCAATAGAATCTTTTGGAACGTCCCATTTGGTATCCCATTTTTCCAACCGCCAATCATACCAACGTGTATCTTGAACATTTGTAGATTTAAATTTAAGTGACTTCATAATTTCACCGTCACTTAATTTTATTTCTTCAATAATCGGTAGCTCTCCTTCTTCACCTAAAGATCTAAATGAAAATGTTTTTTCATTACCTTTAAGTGGAATGGTAGACCAATTAGGCTCTTCGATAAGTTGGCCAAATGGACACCCTTTTTCAAAGATGTCCTTAATTTTTTTGATGTTTGTTGTTTTTGCTGAAGAAAACGTAACTTCGTTTGTTGTCCAATTAGGCATTGTTTAACTCCTTAATTTTTTTGTCAATAGATTTATAAAGTTGATAACCTTCTTCTGTAAGATTATCTGAATCAATTTGATACCAAGCATCATGCAAAAGATGTGCTAAAAACTTCGTTTCTTGATCAGTAAGAATAAGATTAAACATAATTAACCTCTAATTACGGGAATTAAATCATCTAAACATTTTGAATTTGCAATCCATAATGCTCCTCCATCATTACCTTCATCATCTTGTTGAGGTATCAATGCTTGTCCATCTTCCAATTCGATTACTATTGGTGCGGAATACCAAGCACTTGCGTCTGTTTCTTCTTTCGTTAAATAACGAACTCCAACGATTCTTTTACCTATAAGGTTTTTAAATCTTTGTGCCCAATCGTACTTCTCTTTATAGAGTGGGTCGTTTTCTAAAATGACAGTTTGTCTTTTTGATTTGGTCATAGCGTTTTATGAGAAAAAAATAATTGTTTTATGAGACAGATTTTTCAAAGCTAGTGTAATTTTCATCTGACCATTCAGGATCAGGTGTAGCAGAAAAATCAGGAATGAGCTTAGAAAGCTCTCGTATCTCTTTGCTTAATCTAGCTAACGAACTTGGGTCGTTATTCATTTCAGCTTTGAGCATACATTGGAAAAGCAGATTCATTGATGCTGCGATCATTTTTGACTTTTCCTTAGAACAAGGTTTAACCCTTTTATCTTTGGAACGATCAGCCATTGCTTTGACTGTATCTCTATGTGCTTGCTGTCTTGAAACATTAAATGTTGATTGAGCATATGCACGAACTCCTTTTGGAGAAATTCCTAAATCTAAAAGACGTTTCAACCTTTCTAAATCTTGTGATCGAAGTTCATTGGAACGTCTTGAATTAACCATAGGCACTTTACATTTACTACTCTAATATACTAGCATATATATAGATAAAAAACATTCAACCATGGGAAGAATTAAAGATTTATTATTGCGAAATCAAAACGAACAAGATCAACCAAATCCAAATGAAATTAAGCTTTCATTTAATGATCAATGGTTTTTATTAACCACTATGCTTTCATTTATAAAACATTCAAAATATTCTACTAAAAGAAAAATAAGATTAATGAAATTATTTGATATTTTATATCTTGCATCAACTAAAGGAAGTTCAATAAAATTTTCTAAAATCATTGCAAATAATAGAAAATAACTGCTATAATATAGGAGTAGTTTACTTTATTCGCTATGCCTATTTGGGAAATCACCGATTGCAACGGAAATTCTCATTCTGTTGATTTATCTAAAACATCTATCAAAACTATTGATGATGTAAAAGCTGAGTTTAAAAAATTTGATGAAAAAAAGAAAGTTAACAAAAGGGGTAAAAAATAATGTCAGCTTATTTATGTTCGGACGATACTCTTAATGCTTTATCTACTTTCTACTATATAAAAAGTGGTAAAACTGATGATGAAAGACAATCTTCTATTTTAAGAGCTATCAGAAAATCTAACAAAAAGTCTTGGTACGAAAAACAAAAAGTTGCTAAGTCTTTTGAAGATCGTATGAAGTTACACGCAAAATTCGATAAGTTTTGTGATGGTCTTTTTGATATTTGGTTTTACCAATATTCCAACGAATCTATCTATCAAGTTATTTTTAATATCTTATTAAGAGAAAATCAAAATTCTTTGATGGCTAGATATAACGATAAAGATTATGCCGAAAGACCATCTTACAAATACGTTCATTCTAATTGCGTTAATTATTGGGACGATCATAACCAATTAGGTTATTTGGTCGGAATTATTAACAATTATGATTATCAATCTTGCGAACACGGAAACTATCAAGATTCTTTGGGTTATGCAATCTTAGATCAAATTAAAGAGTTGCTTCTTAGAGAATTACAATTAGGTGAACTTTGGGATTTTGACGAAAGAAAGTTTATAGAAGAAAATAAGTTATTTCAACCTATTTCTTAATTTCTTTTCACATAACTAGACTTACGAGGTATTATTAATTTAATACCTCTTTTTTATTGGAAATGTCAGAAAAAGACTTAGAAAGAATAAAAAATATTTATGGCAAACGCAATCCAAAAACTCATATTGAACAACGTTGCCAACGCCTTTACACAAAACAATTAGACGGTTTATCTACTCGTCAGTTAGTTTTACAGCACGCACAAAGAGAGGGTATCGCTGAAAAAACAGCATGGAGTGATTGGAAAAGAGTAACCGAATGGAACTCACAAGATTTGGAACGAGATAGAGCCGATATACTCTCTCGTTTGCATAGTATGAGACAAAGACTGTTTAATGCGGCTTTGAAAAAAGGCCAACTGCAAACTGCACATATGATTTTAGATTCGCTAGGTCGAGCAAACGGAGAGACTCAAGAAGCAGTAAATGTGAATATGCCTCCGAGCTTAAACATTCAAATTGAAAGCAAGGAATGACATTCAATTTTTGCATTCAGTTTTTACATTCAGTTGACAAACCCAGCTGAAAATCGCATTCAGTTTTTGACATTCAGTTTATAAGCCTTGATTTTTGCATTCAGTTTTGAAGCTTACCTGGTAGTTACCTGGCCTTGTCCTGGTGTTTCCAGGCAAAAAAAAAGGGGAGCTTATGCTCCCGCTTTGTATTCGGTATAGGGCGAGTGGCCCTGGTGGTACTCCTGGATTTTTTCGTCCAGCTCTTTAATGTTTAGGTTGTCATCAAAGAGGCTTACATAGTCTCCCGTGAGTGGTTCGCCTTGTAAGTTTTTTGCTTTGCGGTACTCCGAGTAAGTTTTGCAACTCCTAGCTAATTGGTAGGATGAATAGTCATTATCCATCCAAAGAGCTACATTCCAAGTCTCGTAGTTAGTCCAACCGTTGTAGGTCATGGTCTTGTCTCCTCCCAACTAATTGTTGAGTAGTCGAAAGATGCGGGCTTTTGATGGCTCGCCCATGTTCCAAGAAAGAATAATAAAACTGTCATAAAGCTTAAATAAGCTATTTGAAATTTCATAGCGATTAAGAATAAAGTTCAATTAATAAGAGCTCATAAGCTCGTTGTCTAAGGTTAGGAGTGAGGGGAGACTCTTTGTAGAGCTCCTCCTCAATTTCCTCAAGCCTTGTCTCCATGTAGGAGTCAAAGATCAAATTGCTCATTGGCTTCGTATTGAGCTTGGTCGAAGTAGTCTTGAGCCTTGGCTTCGAGTTCCTCTTCGAGATCCTCGAGGGCTTGCTGATCCTTTGGATCAATACCTCTAGCGTTGGCTTCGTCATCTACGTAAGCGTCCCATTCCGTGCCGTAACACTTGGGACGATTGTAAACAATGGTCATGCTTCGACCTCTTCAGCTTTGATGATCTCTTCAAGAGCCTTGTAGGTTTTCTTGAGTTGGTTCATGTCTCGCTTGCCGTACCATTTAAGGAAGTCTCTGCACTCCTCGTGGATCATCTTCAAGCCGTCCTGACCTCGTGAGAAGTCAACGGTTAGAGAGTCGCCATCTTGGAATCTGACGCTGACATCATGTGATGTGAAGCTGAGAGACTCGACACCTGAAAAGGTGTATCTTGCAGTTGGTTTCATAGCTGAAAAATTAATTAAGTTTTCAAGGTTCGTAAGCTTTCGCCTACACCTATATTATAGCACACTCTTCTATATATAACAGCAATATCTTCTATTTGTAACAAAACTTAACATAGGGGTGTAGTTGCAAAAAATTTTTTTATAACCCCTGGGGCTAGGAACCTGCTGATACAACACGAAATAAGTTGCTGTTATAGTAAATGTGGTTATTATTTTTATATGGCAGTAGCAGAACCGTTAAGTTTACGTTGGGCACAGGGGGAGGTGTTTAGTGCGAAAGAAAGATTTAGGGTATTAGTAGCTGGAAGAAGATTTGGTAAAAGTTATTTAAGCTGTGTTGAGTTGTTAAAGGGTGCTATTGCAAAACCTGGGGAAACATATTTTTATTGTGCACCTACCTATCGAATGGCAAAGGATATTGCATGGAAAACATTAAAGAAGTTAGTGCCAAAGCAATGGATTAAATCTAAAAATGAAACAGATTTAAAGATTGAATTAGTAAATGAATCAACTATTGAGTTAAAGGGGACTGAAAATGCTATGGCATTGAGAGGCCGTAGTTTAAGTGGCGTAGTTCTTGATGAAGCTGCATTTATGGACAGAGAGGTATGGTCTGAGGTTATAAGACCTGCGTTAGCTGATAAGCAGGGGTGGGCATTATTTATTTCTACACCAGATGGTACGGCCAGTTGGTTTTACGATTTATGGTGTTATGTCCCCGAAGATGAGAGTGGTGATTGGAAGAGATGGAGTTTTACTACGATTGAGGGGGGTAATGTTCCGAAAGAAGAGGTTGAAGCAGCCAGGGGTCAGTTGGATAATCGTACATTTCGTCAGGAATTTGAAGCGAGCTTTGAAAATCTTACGGGATTGGTGGCGATCAGCTTCGATGACGATAATATTTCGGCTGAGGCGCAAGATTTACATATGTTGCCACTGTATATGGGGGTAGATTTCAACGTAGACCCTCTTTGTGGCATATGTGCGGTCAAAAGTAACGAAAATTTGTATGTTTTTGACGAAATTATCCTACGAGGAGGTGCTACTACATGGGATTTTGCTGAAGAAGTGGTAAATAGGTATGGTGTTGATCGAAGAATTATCACTTGTCCTGACCCTACGGGCGGTGCCCGCAAAACAAGTGGTGTTGGACTCACTGATCATACAATTTTACGAAGAAGTGGTTTTACTGTGTCTAGTCCGAAGGCTCCTTGGAAGATTCGGGATAAAATTACGGCTGTAAATACGGCATTATTTGATGCAGCAGGTGATCGAAGAACATTTATCCATCCGAGGTGTAAAGAGTTGATAAAATCCCTTCGGACGTTAACTTACGCACCAAATACGGGTATGCCAAACAAAAATTTGGGAGTTGATCATGCTTTTGATGCTTTTGGTTATCTTTGTTTACAGCAATTTAACCTTGCAAAACCAGAGACACTAGGGCAAACTTCGTTTAGAATATATTAAGAACTACCTAATTCTTATCATGTATCATTCTACGACTAAGAAAAAGAAGAAGAAAAAGAAGGGAGGTAAGAAGCGTGGCGAATGTTCCTGTAAATAAAGCGTTATACTCTAGGGTAAAGTCAGAGGCTAAACGTAAATTCAAGGTTTATCCTTCTGCTTATGCTAATGCGTGGCTTGTACGAGAGTATAAAAAACGTGGAGGAACTTATCGCACGGAGAGTAAACGTGGCAAGAAGTAGTGGTGGTCTTACCCGTTGGTTCAAAGAAAACTGGGTTGATGTAAAAACTGGCAAGCCTTGTGGTCGTTCTAAGGGCGAAAAACGAGGTTATCCAGCCTGTAGACCTAGTAAACGTGTATCAAGTAAGACACCTAAGACAGTAGGAGAAATGACAGCTAGTGAAAAAGCTAGGTTTAAACGTGAAAAAACTGGTAGTGCTAAGATAAAGTATCAACATAGACGTAAAAAATCTACCAAAAGGAGCAAAAAATGACTGAAATCACAGATGAGATGCTCGACATCATCGAAAAAGTAAAAGGAAAACGAAATCCTGCACTTTGGGATCCAAGATGTGAACAATATATGAGAAATAACAAGAAAGGTACTGTAAAAAAGTCAACAACAAGTTAAACTATTTATAAATACTCTTTTTTCTTTGAATCATGGCATTTTTTCGTGGTGAGGAAGGTTCTGTTAACTTTAAGAACACTTCTGGTACTACTTTTTTTTA